TGCAGGAGCATTATGGTTATGGATATATCCGGAATGAGCTTCTGCATAATGGACAAAAGGCAGAACCGAAGAACGTCTCTGCGTTAGCCGGATTGAAAGATATCCGCTTTGATAATTCGTTCTGCATGGCGGTGCCTTTTTATATTTACAGCAACCCACGGACGAAAGGAAGAGGCAAGTCAATCTTTGACGGTAAAACAGATGACTTTGATTCTTTGGATGAAGTATGGAGCCAGTGGATCCAGGCAATGAGAGACGGACGTGCAACAAAGTATATTCCGCAGGACCTTATTCCTAAGAATCCGGAAACAGGAGCACTTCTAAAGCCTAACCCGTTCGACAACACATTTATCACAATGGACGGAGGAATGAGAGAAAATGATACCGACAAGGTGGAGGTTACACAGCCAACAATCCCTCATGACAGTTATCTGGCCTCTTATGTGACCGCATTGGATCTCTGCCTGCAGGGAATTATCAGTCCTTCGACCATCGGAATTGACGTGAAGAAACTGGATAATGCCGAGGCACAGCGTGAGAAAGAAAAGACCACGCTATACACCAGAGGTAAGATTATCGATGCGCTGCAGACCACAATACCGGAGCTGATCAATACCGTATTCAAATCACTGGATACCTTGAATCAGGTAACGGTGGAGGAGACGGAAACATCGGTGGAGTTTGGTGATTATGCAAACCCATCGTTCGAGTCACAGATTGAGACTGTGGGGAAAGCCAAGTCCAGTGCCATTATGTCCAATGAGGCCGTTGTGGATGAGCTGTATGGTGATACCAAGACAGAGGAATGGAAGCAGGAAGAGATCAATCGTTTAAACGCCAGAGATGGAGTAGAGACGATGGAAGAGCCGGCGTTGAATATGGATGGGCTTGAAGTGGAAAAACAGTCGGCAGCAGAGAGCGAGGGAGGAATGACAGGTGAAAGTAAAAGTAAGTCAAAAGATGTACGGAATGTCCCGGAAGGAGTATCAGAAACTTCTTGAGGTGGCATCGGAACAGGTACCTTTTGGGATCTATGCGGTAGAGAAGACCGGTTACGCAGAGTTGCGGTGCGACCGGTGCAAATCCGTCACGCAGCTAAAGGCATTAACCAGACAGTTTAAATCACAGGGCTTCAAGGTACATTCTAACCGATAGGAGATATCACCATGGAGAATATGGATTATGATGTGGGGAAAGCATTTGCGGCCATAGAAAATGAGCTGCTGGATTCCATGATGCGGAATATGAAACGGCACCGTGCAGAGGAAACGAAAGAGGGCTTTCAGTGGGAACAGTGGCAGGCGAAACAGCTTGCCGGACTGGAAGAATACCGCAGAAAACACAAAGGAAAACTGGAAGAGCGGTATGAGGCGATCAATTCCAAGATGCGGATGGCGATCCTGCAGGCGAATGCTCAAGGGAAAATGGCGCAGGAGAAGAAAATACTGGAGGCAATCCGCAAGGGTGCTAAGCTGCACCGGGCAACTGATAAGCTGCAGGGAGAATTCTTTCGGGTCAATGACCGGAAGATGAACGCCCTGTTGGATGCCGTAGAGAGTGATATGAAGCGTGCTGAGAATGCAATCCTGCGAATGCATGATGATAAAGTTCGCCGGGCAATTTTTAATGCACAGGTATATGCAAACAGCGGAGCCGGTACCTATGAGAAAGCAGTCGATATGGCAGTGAAAGACTACGCTGCTGCAGGAATTAACTGCATTCGGTATAAAGACGGTAAGCAGGTCAATATAAAATCCTATGCCAGAATGGCACTCAAGACGGCAGGACTTAGAGCATACCTTACAGGAGAGGGAGCCAAGAGGCAGGAGTGGGGCATACATACTGTTATCATCAATAAACGTGGAAATCCATGTCCGTTATGTCTACCGTGGGTAGGCAGAGTGATGATTGATGATGTGTGGTCCGGAGGCACGGCAGCAGAAGCAAAGAAAATGGGGTACCCATTGATCAGCCAGGCGATGAAAGCTGGACTATATCATCCGAATTGCCGAGATTCCCATACCACATACTTTCCGGGGATATCCACACCTCCGGATAAGAAGTGGAAGAAATCAGAGCTTGCAGCTGTAGAGAAGAATGTAAAGCAGGAAGCCAGGCGGCAATACGCCGAGAGACAGGAGGAGAAGTTTGATCGTCTGGAACGGTGTGCGATAGATCCGGAAAATAAACGGGTGTATGCAATTCGGAGAAAAGAGTGGTTAGATAAGACAAAGAAAGCTGAGAATGCAAAATTACAGATTGAAGCTGAAAATGAGCAGATAACACTTTTAAAGAAGTATGGTAATCTGGCGAATATAATGCTGAATGGAACGTCTGATGATATGAGTAAGTGGAGTAAACTGCAAAGAATATCAGGAAAGACAGAAAAGGAATTATTATCCAAAATGTCAGAGAGCGCTGGTAACTGGGAGACTTTGCTCAAAATGCAGTCAGAGAGCACCATGAAGCCATTTTTAAGTCAGCTATTAGATGTGGCAACAGACACAGAACTTGGTGCGTTGAATCTTTGGAGTGGTACAACTTATGTTAATATCAATCGTTATTTAAGATTTGGCATAAATGTTGATGATATTTCAAAAAATGCTGCAAAGAATATTGAGACAGTCCTTAATAAAACCGCTACACCAAAAGAAATTATAGTCCGAAGGGGAACCGGGACAAAAGAGATATTTCAAAAGATGGTGGGTGATTGGAAAAGTGACCCAAGTGTTTTGACTGGTCAAGAGTTTTCAGATGCTGGATTTGTTGCAACGTCACCAATGAAAGAAGGTGGTTTTAGTGGTGTCGGTGAAAATCAGGCAGAATTGTTTATAAGAGTGCCAGAAGGCACACATGGAGCATATATTGCACATGAGGCCCATAATGAACTAGAAAAAGAATTTTTGTTGCAAAAAGGATATACATATAGGATAATTAAAGCAGAATACAGAAGTAATCCTATATTTCCAGAAGAAAAAGATTTAAAAGTATGGTGCGAGGTGATACTGAATGGATAAGTATTCATGGGATAACCCTGAATTACAGATTATTTGTGGCGAATGTCATCTGAAGGATGCTGATCCGAGATTGTGCCATTGCGTTGAACCGCCAATGGAAAAGAAATTTATTCCAACAGATACGGATCAATGCTCTTTTATTCGCGAATCTTATTGGCAGAGAGTTCCGCAAGAGCAAAGAGATGAATGGACAGAGTTCATAAGAAAAAGAAGTGAAAGATATTATTCAAACAATAATGGCGGGAAAGAATAAATTGAAAATATTAGGCAGGATAACTGCAGATGAAGAACATCACAGTCGAAAAATGAAAGAGGCATAACTATGGCTTATGAGGATATATACAAAGGATTAAATACCGAAGAAAGAGAAAGAATGTTGCGGCAGGATATTCCGAAGTTTGAGACGGTAGGAGAATTTGAACAGACAGAGGAAGATAGAAAAAAAGCGAGAGAAACTCTGATGAAGTTTATTCGTCTTGGAAGACGAGCAGAAAGAGAAAAAAGAGTGATCCCCTTGACAGAAGAAGAATTGAATCGAGAGGATTAAGTGAAAATAAAGAGATTTTAAGCATCCGAAGAGGGTGCTTTTTTAATGAAAAAATATATGCCGGATATCCGGAGAAAGCGAGGACAAGGAGAAGAGATTAATGACTTGCAGGAATTTATTGTTATGAAGTGTGCGAATAGAACATTAGTGCCGTGGCTTGCTTCACAGACTGATGTGCTCGCTGAAGATTGGAAAATTATAGATTAGGAGGTGATCCAATATCTCCCAACTGTGGGTAAAACAGTATACGACATCCGAAAGGGTGTTTTTTTATTGCGATTTTATATTGCAGCCCTGCCCGAAGGCGAACCGAACACTTTGTTCGGGGATAAACTACGAGGAGACACCTGAGAACAAAACTGAGTGAGACACACGTAAAACTGGATGGGGAGACACCCCTACAACTGAAAGGAGCAATAAACCATGAGAAAGAACATGTTACCAATGAATCTGCAGCTTTTTGCTGATCCGGAACCAAGCGGTCAGAATGCCGGCGGACAGCCGGAGCCGAACGGCACACCGGCACCGCA